ACAACAAATAATATAGATAGAAAACTATATCAACAGTTAATATTATATTATATTTATGAACATTATAATCCAACTGATTTTAAACGCATAATTGAACAAGATAAATGGAAGATAGAAATAAAAAGAACACAAGATTTTGATAAAGGATTCTATGAAGGAGCAGCAAGTAGAGATCAATTAGATTATTCTATACCACATGGAGTTACAGGGTTAGGAACAATCACTTGCTACATATCTGACAATAGTAATAATATTTATACAATGCAGAATATGAGTGTAATTTGTCATGAGTTGGCACATATGATTTTAATGATTTACTATCCAGATAAAATAGTTCAACAAAGATATGATGATTTTTACGGAAAGGCAGGTACTAACAGAAAATTCTTTTCATCCGAAGTTCATGATAGAATAACAGAGGGTAAGACAAAAATATTCAAAAGGAAAGTGTCACCATTTAGAAGCGTGCAATTTATAGGTGTTGATATTGTAGACTTGGTTAATAGTAGGAGAAGGTTGAACGTTGGCAGAAGATAAAACTTGTAATAAATGTGGTAAGCGTGGTCTTAGTTGGGACAGAGACTTTCATAAAAAAACTAAGAAGTGGAAGTTAGAAAATCATAGAAGGGCAGATGGTAAATGGTGTAATAAGCCTCCAGAAAAACTGTTCAGTAAATCTAAAGTAATATTATGTTCTTTATGTAAGGATTCAAACTTTGGTTTGTGTAGAAGTGAGGATGATTATGAAAGACATTTAAAAGGCTATCATTCTAGTGGTGAAACCTTAACTAACTTAGATTATATGTATCAACATTCTAATCTAAAAGGTGTTAATTTATTTTATTGGAGATCAGATCCACATTATGAGAAGTATAAAAAACTTCAAGAAACGGAAGGTTAATATAGGGTATGGTGCATAATCTAATATGGTAAAACTTAGTGGGCGTTCAAAAAGTTCAAAAAGTATTTTGGTTGCAAGTGACTTACACGTAGGTTCTGCAACAGCAGTTTGCTCAGAAGAACCTTATGTAGCAGATCTTGATACTTCAATTAAACCAAATAAATTACAAAGAGTTTTGAATAGAGCATGGTATGATACTGTTGATGATCTTGTTCAGAAACCAAACCTTCTTGTAATAAATGGTGAACCTATTGACGGTGCTAATAAAAGACAGTTAGGTCAACAATCATGGTCAACAAATCTTGAAGATCAAATGAATGATTCTGCAAAACTCATTAAGGAAATACCATACAAAGACCTCATGTTTGTAAGAGGTTCAGGCTATCATGTTCAAGTAGATGGCACTAATTTTGAAGAAGTCTTAGCAAATAGACTTGGAGCTGCAAAGTATAAAGCATATGGTGGAGAAGGGACTACCGATTATTATGCATTTGTAGAAATCAATAATAAAATGTTTAATTTTACACATCATATAGGATTTAATAAGTGGGCAGCATACAGAACTACAGCAATCTCAAGAGAGATGGCTGGTATGCATTTCGAGAAAGATAAACTACACCCTGCTGATGTTATTGTTAGAAGTCATGTTCATTATTTTGTACACGTAGAGTTTGTTCACAGCCATGGTGTTTCAACACCAGCTTGGAAATTCCCTGATGCTCATTTGTTTAGAGGTGGGGTAGCAGGTACTACACCTGATGTAGGAATGGTTGAATTTATAGTTGAACCTAACGGTAAGCTATTAGTTGAGAAACATATAGCAGAGATAGATATAAAACCTGTGGTGAGACATTTCTAATGAAAAAAACATATGTATTAACACTCGACGATGATGATTCTATATATGCTGAACCAAATTTAAGAGAAAAGATTTATGACATGATGCCAGTAGGAAAAGAAACAATTTCATCATTAGTTGCGAAATCCGTTGGTACTACTTCGAGAAGAGCATTAGCTCATCTATCAGAGTTGGAGAAAGAAGGCAAACTTGTATCGAGAAAAGGTAAAGTAAGGTTTGGAAAACATCATACCTGTTGTAGAATTTTTAAGAGATTATAAATCTTTCAATGCAAAATTATAAATAGGGTATCTGTATATCAGTTGTTATGTTTATCGAAATTTCATGGAAAAATAGTAAAGGAGAAACATTAAAAACTTTAGTAGAATCAACCAAAGTTCAGGGATTTATAAACAGTTTTGTAGAAAGAGATGTTAAACCAGATCTTATAATGCCTGAAAATATGGAACTGAGAGCAGAGGCTCCAGCTCTTTCTTAATTTTTTTTACAAACGTTTATATTGGCAATGTAATATTATAATAATATGCATTTTAATGTTGGAATAAAATCATTTTCTATAAGCAAACAAGCAAAAAAAGTTTTTGAGGAATTAGAAGAAATAAGACCTAAACATATATCATTTAGTTTAATGTTAGCTATAGTAGCAGATGAATATATAAAACAACATAAAAAAGGCTTGACAAAACTTGACGATTTTGATACAGAAGAAGTAACAAGTAAAATACCACACGTTTTTGGAAACATCTCTAATTGGGACTCTTATATATCATCTATAGATGATGATGAGTTTAAGAATTTTCAGGGCAGACTATCAGCGTTACAGAATATCATAGATAGAAGGTGTAATCTGTGACAACACACACAAAATCAGCATTGATTGATGCATTTTATAATGGAAATATGACAGGTATATTTCAAATGAGAAAATACTCTGACATAATTGATTCTTTAAGACCAGATAGTGTTTTTACTCTCAACGTTATGAATGATAATATTTATGAGTATTTTACAGAGGGAAAGGAAGAATTTAAATCAATTCTCAAAGATGCTATTTTCCGTTCACTTCAAGCACGTCATGGTTCATCTTTTGATGTAAGAAATACTTTCAGAAATTTAAAAATAGAATTAGTATCTGAAGATGTAGTAAAAATGCACGACTTAAATGCTAGAGATCATGAGAGACATATTGTTACATTTGATTGTGAAATTGTTGCAGCAGAGAAAGAGAAAACTTACATTAAAAAATGCACAGGTGTTTGTCCTAGTTGTTATACAACAGTAGCTATTGAAGCAGATTATGATAGAGAAATAGATGAAGCAAGGTGTAATAATATACAATGTAAAAGGACTAAGTTAAAAATTAATAAGACAGGTGTGGTAACTGATAACATACAAGTCCTCTATTTACAAGAGCTTTTATCTGATTCTGTTGAGAGTTCACCTGTTATGATGAAAGGTATAGCATTAGATGAATTATCTGGAAAACTACACGTAGGAAAGAAAAAACGTATTGTTGGACTCTATAAATCTGTTTTGAAAAATGAAAAGGAAAATGTTAATGAAATTACAATAGAGATAATATCTGCTACAGATTTGGAAGAAAAATATACTGCAAACCTTACAGAAAGTGAATTAGAATTCTTAAAATCTGAATCAAAAAAGGATGATTTTATTAATAAAATAACTACAAGTTTTGCACCGTTAATTATAGGATATGAAGATATTAAGTTTTCAATACTTTTGATGTTGGTTGGTGGTTATTCAAGTGTTAAAAGAAGTGATATAAATTTATTATTAGTGGGAGATCCATCTTTAGCAAAATCAGAATTATTAAAAGAGTGTTCAAAAATATCTCATAAAGCAATGTATACTTCTGGTAAAGGTTCATCTGCTGCAGGTCTTACCATAGGTTTAGTAAAAATGGAAAATGGTAATTACGTAGCTCAAGCTGGTGTTTTACCATTATGTGATGGTGGTCATGCTTGCATTGATGAGTTTGATAAGATGAGTACTAACGATAGAAGTTCTATGCATGAAGGTATGGAACAACAAACAGTTTCTATTGCAAAGGCAGGGTTTAGAATGACATTGGAAGCAAAAACATCAATACTTGCTGCAGCAAACCCAAAGTATGGTAAATATGATTCAACAATGTCTTTAATTGATAATATAGATATACCTGTTCCTTTAGTATCACGTTTTGATTTGATTTGGTTAATTCGTGATAAGGTAGATTCTTTTGAAGATTCGAAGAAGGCACAGCATATTTTAGATACATTCACAGGTGATGATAAATCAGAAACAGCTTTTATTAGTTCAAGTCTTTTATCTTCATATCTCAGATATGTGAGAGAAATAGAGCCAATAATAACAGATGAAGCAAAGCAAAAATTAGCTGGTATCTATAATTCAATGAGAGCTTTGGCAGCAAAAAATGATTCTTTAGCTGTTGGTGTAAGACAGTTAGAAGCGTTAGCAAGAATGTCAACAGCACACGCAAAATTACTTTTCAAAGATAAGGTAGAAATATCTGATGTTGAGGTAGTTGAAAACCTATTAAAGAAGATGTTCGAGTCATTAGGAATGAAGATGGATGATAGTTTTAATCAAACAAACCTTCTCATAGGCAAGAAAGAAACAAAGGATCAGTTAGCAAATAGAATTTGGACGGAGTGCGAGGATGATAATAAATGTGTTAAATATACAGACTTTATTAAGAAACTAGGTAAAACAGAACTTTTTGATGATGTAACAGCAAAGATTCTTTTCGCAAGATGGGAATCAATGTGTCATATTAAAATGAAGGGTGGGGGCTTATATCAGAAGACATAGAAGCAAACACTAATATGGGGGAAGACATAAAAGAAAATATGTCTGAAGAAGTTACTGTTATTGGTGAAGAATTGATAGAAGATGAAAAAGAACAGACTTATACTGATTTAACTGTTGATCAATTAGCAGGTGTTGGTGCTGTCACAAAGAAAAAGTTAGAAACATTTGGCGTTACTAATTTAATAGACATATGTGTAAGAGGAGGCAAAGAAATATCAGAGATAACAGGTGTTGATAAAGAGAAAGCAAATAATTGGGTATTTCAATCACAACAAATATTAGAAACAGCAGGGCTTGTCAGAAAATCAGATATGGGTGTTTTAGAATTAATGAAATATCAAGAAAATTATCCAAGAACTATGTCAAAATGTAAAGAAGTTGATGATTTGTTTGGTGGTGGGTTAACACCTGAAGCAGTTTATGAAGTATTTGGTGAATTTGGTTCTGGAAAAACACAGTTTTGTTTATCAATAGTAGCAGAAACAATCGCAAAAGGCGATAATGTTGTTTGGATTGATTGTGAAGATACTTTTAAACCTGCTAGATTAAAAGAAATACTTTTAGCAAGAGAATTAATAACAGAAGATGAAGTAGAAGAAACATTATCAAGAATAAGATATTTTCATACACCAAACACAGAACAATTATTAGGAACTGTTAATTCATTATCCAAACTATTTTCAGAGATAAAACCAACATTATTAATAATGGATGGTGCTATTGGTCAGTTTAGAGAAGAATA